GACAATATTCCTCCATATTTAAGCACCAATTGGATTATACGCTACCTTCCGTTTCGCGGAACAACTTATGAAGTAGGACCTGCCGGTCCACGCGGTATTCAAGGTGAAGCTGGTCCAACTGGTTCAATAGGTCCTACTGGTTCTACCGGTAGTGTTGGTCCAACCGGTCCAACAGGATCTACAGGACCAACTGGATCCACAGGTGCCACAGGAACAACAGGTGCAACAGGAAGTACCGGTGCGAGGGGCGCAACTGGAATAAATTTCCGGGGTGAATGGGTATATCAAGAAGGATATAATTCAAATGATGTAGTAAATTATTCTAATGGTTCGGCACTTTACATGTATACAATAACTGTAACAGCCGGATCTTCCGAAAGTGAATACACTCCTTACGAGCTTCGCGAATCATCGCGAAACGCATCTGGAGTAACAGGAACCGTATTGTTACTGAGCAGCGGTGTATTTCAACCATTGATGTCATCGACAAATTCTGAAATATCAAATATTTCAGATCTGCAACAAAATTATTCTAATTTCTACGCATTGCATCCATACGATAATACAGGATTATCTTCAGATGTTACGCTTACATCTGATGCTCAAACTTATTTTGTCGGAACAAATGGCTCTTTGAACTTCCAATTTCAATATGGAACATACAATGTAAACAAAACCATAACACTTGCCGATTCTATTTTCTCGGATATTCCCGGAAAAGTAAATGTTTATCCCGATAATACATTAACAAATTTTGTGGAGTCTATAAGCGGTAACTTTAGTGTTACAGGATCTGCCGGTGCTTATTACGTTGGTTTCCGCTGCATCAAAACAGCATCAACTGTGACTCCGATTTATGCAAATGACTATTTGATATTCGACAATAACGTTAATTCGAATTTCTTGCGAGGCGCACATCGCGTGTTGGCTGCAACCGGAAGCACCGGATATGTATTTGATGTAACTGTACTCAATAAATATTCTGGTGCAACTGGAACAACTTCGATTGCAGGAACAGTTGCCAGCACCACAGGTTCTATTAAAGTAGCCGACTTGGTGTTTAGCTTGACTGGTGGCACATCGGGTGTTGTACCAAGTTCCATCTGGACTCTCAATTCACCATTCAAAACAGTTGCATTTGGTATGACAGGTGCTACAGCAAATCTTGATATAGTGTTCACGGGGTGGCAGGCAGGTTCAACTGGTGTTGGTGTGTATCTCAAGAACGGTGCGGTTGCAACTTTCAGCGATCGCTGCTGGTTTACCGATTTGAATTATGGTATTGTGAGCGATCGCAGCCACATCGGAGATACAACCGATACTCTCTTTTAAGGTTTAAAAATGCCAAATTTCAACAATTGTAAAACAGGTGTTTATGCTGAAGGTCGTAGTACCATACGCTTTACCGATAAAGTTTTAATAAAAGATGCCAGCGTATCGGGTGTTACAGTCAGAAACAATAGTCAGCTCGTCTGTCAAGGAATTTCTGGATCTACCGGAAGCTCGTTTGAAGTTATAAGCTGTGTGCGCGGTTTTCAAGTGGAAACTAGCCACATAGACATATCCAACGCAAAAATATCCGATACAAGATATGGTGTAGTTAGTGCAAATGCTTCTACTTTCAACTTTAATAAATCGGAAATAAACGGCGGAATCTATGGTTCATATACAGGTCAAGCATACGGACTATACGTTTCGGACGCTTCGGTTGGAAGCTTTTTCGAGTCGTCTGTGACTGGATATGCTGGTGGAACAGCTTCGCTTACCAGCGGAAATTTTGCTGTATTTAAAAACAGTACCGTATTTGTGGGTGCGACTGCGCAAAAACAGCAAGCCAATACAACAGCTCTTGGAGTGGATCTCGAAGGAACAGTTCAAGTCGATACCTCGTTAGGTAATCGAATCATTGGTGGAGATCCGTTGTTGGTTTACCTTCCACCCGAAGGATTACCGGAGTAATTATGTTTTTACATCAAAAACAAAATATCGTAAACATAAACAATCAAGTGCGTCTTACGCTCGAGCAGTTTCGCGCACTCGAACCAACATATCCAGATCTTCCAAACGGCTACACGGAACGTTATTACGAATCTTCCAAACGCCACGATATGTCTGGACCATCCAAGACGATGATTCAGCAACCAAAAATTTGGCAAGACGGTGATCGGTATTTCAAAAGAATAAACGATTTCCTTAGATTACAACAAATAATTCAACAACAAGAAGCAGCAATAAATCAAGCTGTTGAAGCTGAACTAAACAAAAGAAAATCATACGAAGAGTTGCGTCGCAACGAATACCCAAGTGTCGAAGAACTGGTGATTGCAATGTGGCAAAACCTGATTGAAAAGCAATCCAAAGAAGACTCGGGTGTTAAAGATCTTCAAAAGCTTCGCAAAGAAATAAAAGAAAAATATCCCAAGCCGGAGGAATAAACGGTGGCAAGACCGCAAACACGTCAACAACTCATAGATTACTGTTTGAGAAATCTCGGTCATCCGGTGATTGAAATTAACGTAGACGAAGATCAGCTCGAAGATCGCTTGGACGATGCTTTGCAATTTTTTGCCGAATATCACTTTGATGGTGTCGAGCGAGTTTACTTAAAGTATCAGGTTCAACAGCAAGATATAGACAACGGCTATATCAGCATGACATCCAACAACACTTTTGTGACTGGAACCGGTCAAAGCGGTCAAAGCGAAAGCAGCATGACTTTTACCGAGACTGGGCAAAGCGGAAGCGTTCCAATCGAAGAATTGATAGCCAGCGTTTTGCAAGTGTTTCACTTTTCGGCTGGCACGATCAACATGTTTGACGTTCGTTATCAATATGCTTTGAACGATCTTTACACATTCGGCACAATCGAACTGATTCACTATTCGGTAACACAACAGTATCTATCGCTTTTGCGTCAGATGTTGTCGCCCGAAAAGTCAATAAGATTTTCACGTCGCAGCAACAAGTTGTATATTGATATGAAATGGCAGCGCGACGTGAAAGTTGGCGACTGGATTGTTATTGAAGCGTATCGTGTGATGGATGCACGAGTTTTTCCAGAAATATACAACGACATGCTTCTTAAAAAGTATCTTACGGCATTAATTAAACGTCAGTGGGGCGCAAACCTTAGCAAGTTTAATGGTATTCAGATGCTTGGAGGCGTAACTTTCAACGGCACTCAACTGTTTAACGATGCATTACGAGATATTCAAGATATCGAGAATACCGTGCAAAGCAAGTTTGAACTCCCCCCGGACTTCATTGTTGGCTAAAATATAAATATTTCTTATGTCAACCAATCACTATTTTAATAATATTCGTGCAAGCAACGAGCAAAATCTTACCGAAGATCTTGTGATCGAAACTATTAAAATACATGGTATTGACGTTTTTTATTTGCCAAGAACTTTGGTAAACAAAGACAGTATTTTTGGCGAAGATCCACTTTCTCGTTTCTCAAGCAACAAACCAATCGAAATGTACATGGAAAATGTCAACGCTTTTCAAGGTGGTGATACTCTTGGAAAATTTGGTTTGGAAATCAAGGATAGTGCCAGTTTTGTTGTGAGCAAAAAACGATTTCAAAAAGAAACTGGAATGTTGCGTCCACTCGAAGGCGACATAATTTATTTTCCGTTGACCAAAGGATTTTTTGAAATCAAATACGTCGAACATGAAAATCCATTTTTTCAACTTGGAAAAAATTATGTTTTTAAGATGAGTGTGGAGCTTTTCCAGTTCAACGAAGAAACATTTACAACTGGAGAACCCGAAATCGATATAATTCCAGAAGAAGCTCAGTTTCGTTTGTATTTAAATATAAACGCAAACAGCGGCACAGGATCTTCGTTTACTGTAGGCGATACAGTTTATCAATATAAAAATGGTGCAACAGGTGGCGGCGCATCGGGTGCCGATGCAACAGGCTATGTCAAAGCTGCGACCAGCAATTTGATAACTCTCAAGAACATCACCGGAAAGTGGTACGCATCTACCGCAAGCAAGACACGATATGTGATAAGTTCCAACGGCACCGTGTATCGAACCGTGTCTTCGGTTGACGATAAGGTGTTGCAAGACAATTACGACGACAACAAAGACATTCAAACACGTGCCGATACAGACTTAGACTTTACGATACAAAATCCGTTTGGAAACTACTAATGCTCGATTATTTTCGTCACAATATCATAAAAATGGTTGTTTCAGGTTTTGGAACGCTGTTCAATGATATTTGGGTAGCAAAATTCGATGCCAACGGCGCAGAACTTGAACGTTATAAAGTTCCTCTTTCGTATGGACCAAAGCAAAAGTTTATTGTCAGACTCGAACAAGAAACACCCGAGCTTATCAGAAACTTTGAGAGCTACAGACCTCGAATGGGGTTCGAGCTTACCAACATAAGCTACGATGCTTCCAGAAAGCTTACAACGACTCGCAAGTCGGTTGGTTACACACCAACCGAAGGATCCATGTATTCAAGATTCGAGCGGGTACCTTACAATTTAACGTTTCAGCTTCACATCGTCACCAAAAACACCGACGAATCTTTGCAGATTATCGAACAGATTTTGCCGTATTTTGGTCCAGATTTTTGCATAACATTCAAAAATTTTCCACTAGATGCATCGGCAGATGTTCCCATCAGCATCGGCAACATAAATTTTACGGAAAATTACGAAGGTAACTTTGAAGAAAGAAAAAGTTTTACCACCACCATTTCGTTTGTCGCCAAAGTAAATCTTTACGGACCCGTCACCGAAAGTAAGATTATCACGCAAGCCGATGTTAATTTTGTGGATTTCAAAACTATGTTTGTGGCTGGAACAACCACAACTGCTACAGGTTACGAGATACCATATTTTGGTGTTACGGGAACCACGTTTGCAATCGTTACTGTGGGACCAACAGGCGGTGCAACAGCAGGATCTGTTGGTGTTTTGCAAATAACAGGAACACCAGGAACCACAAGCTACAGCAAGAGCGATGGTACTTATACTATTATAAGAGAATTCCCCGAAGGAATAACATGAGAATTTTATGGAAAACAATGAACCAAGCGATGCGAATCAAAAGCTTTCGGACGTATTGAACATAACCGCACCAGAAACTCCCAAAAAACAATTGATACCTTCGGCAAACGATTCCGAACAAGCAATTGTGACTGGTCCCACATCTAAAAATTGCGATAGCGACGACGATTATAAAACCGTGCGTCAAAATTTAAAAAAACTAATATTGACTTCCGAAATAGCAATCGAAGGTATTTTGAATGTTGCCGACGAAGGCGACAGTCCACGCGCATACGAAGTGGTTTCGGATTTGATAAAAACAGCACTAGACGCAAACAATCGTTTGATGGACCTACACAAGACCGTAAAAGACATCAATAAAGAAGAAACCAAAACAAAAGGCGATACAGTCACCAACAATTCGATTTATGTTGGAAACACAAGCGATTTGTTAAAAATGATTCGTCAAAAAAAGATGGTTCTTCCTGAAAACAACACAAATATTGAGAATGACCAATGAGTGACAACTATCTTGGTAATCCGTTACTTAAAAATACAAACGTAAAAGTAAATTATACAGCCGAACAGCTTCAGGAATATGTTAAGTGTGCTGAAGATCCTGTATACTTTATGGAAACTTACATCAAAGTGGTAAATCTCGATCAAGGTTTGGTGCCTTTTCAACTTTATCCATTTCAACGAAGAATCGTTGAAACCGTTCACAACAACAGATTTACAATATGCAAGATTCCTAGACAGAGTGGCAAATCGATCACCGTAACAAGCTATTTGTTGCATTATTGCTTGTTTAATCCCAATGTTCGTGTGGCAATACTGGCCAACAAGGGCACAACAGCCAAAGAACTGCTTGATCGTTTCAAGACCAGCTACGAAAATTTGCCACGATGGTTGCAACAAGGTGTGGTTGAATGGAACAAATTTTCGGTTCAGCTGGAAAATGGATCCAAAATCATATCGGCAGCCACATCATCGAGTGCGGTGCGCGGTGGTAGCTACAACGTTATTGTGCTTGACGAATATGCCTACGTCCCAAATGGCGTAGCCGAAGAGTTCTTTAGTTCGGTATATCCAACCATCAGCTCGGGTAAAAACACCAAAGCTATTTTGATCAGCACACCAAAAGGT